GCAACAGTCTGCCAAGAGCCATAGGAACCGCCGGATTCTTTGTATCGGTATTGCAAGGTCAGTGTGTTTGAACACGCACCGAAAGAACCTCGGAATATGTCACCTGTAAATGTCATCACGATAGAACTGCCAGTCGGCGTAGGTCGTGACAACACGGGGTTGCAGGACAGGTTAATATATGCAACCATCGTAGGTGTTTTTGTAACCTCGGTACTGTATCCACGAGAGTCATTTGCAATAAACTTAAATGATGTAGTAGATACAGACGAATATGACTTTGTTGCCGTTGTCACACCACCACTTGTAGTACCAGTGACAGCGCTTCCTGCGATAGACAGAGATGATATCGTCGCAGAGTTCTTTGGTGTCGCATTGAGAGTACATAATGCAGTAGACTTATAACGAATAAGAGTAGCTGCATTACCAGTCAATGCTTTGGTTGTTGCGTTTGTATCTGCGACTGTCGCAGTAACAGTAGGCTTGCACTTAGCAGACGATGCTGTTACCGTAATCGTACAGGTCGATGAACCGAGCGATGTGTTGCCATTGAAAGTTTCGCAGGTTAGCGTGCAGGTACCAGTTTTTGACTTTGGTATCTGCGCATAGAACTCAGACGGAACAGTCCACGATATAGATGTTTGCGTGGACTTTGTAACAATATTCCCCGTTGCGCTACCAAAAGTGTATTTAATGCTATGTGTGTAGGAATTGTTGTACCGTGTTACCGTAATCGTCGAATTACTTTCGATGTTTGCATCTGTCGCTCCAATTACAGATTTCAATGGTGTGGCAGTTGCCGCAACAGTTACATTGCCGGAAACTGTATGGGTGTTACCAGATGTGAATGTCGAACCATTAACTGTGTGTGCGTTAATGGCATAGTTGGAACTCGGAGTGAATGTAATCTTCAGCGTATCGCCGTGATATAGCTTCTTTGCACCTGCTGATAGATTACCTGTGCCACCAGAACCTGCACACGCAGTTCTGTTAACTGTGATGTTGCTGCCCGTTCCTGCAGACATAGACAGGGTATATACAGGGTTAGGTGACATTGTGATTGAGCCAGTATAGCTGCTATTGGTCGCACCATATACATAAATTTGTGCAGTAATAGAAACATCTACAGACTTCTTGCCATTACTACCGTGGTCGACCGTAATTGTGCTACCTCCGAGCTTGCCGTCCTTATAAGTTGGTTGAGAGGTAGAACCAATAACAGTCGTCGCCTTACCGTTGATTGTAACAACGACATTTTTTGCGTAAACATAGCTCGTCGTGCTCGAGTCTGGACTACGACTGTACGCCGTCCAAGTGATAGTGGATTTGTTATTTGTCGTATCGTTAGTGGAACTCCAGACAACTTCAATATATCTGTAGTATCCTTTTCCTGCACCTGTGTATAAGGATGATTGAAATTTTCCGCTTGCCATAACTATCCACCCCCTTAATCTCCAACATAGAAGCAGGCTGTACGCTTGGTATCTGTGCCGTTTGAATAGTCTTCAAAACGACTGTTAGCACCAACAATCAGGTACTGCCTTGCTGTTAAGTTAATAGCAATAACGCCCTCGTTGTTTGCGGTCAGAATCTCCTCGTCAGAACGAGTAACATACATACCAGTGTTATCTAAAAGGTTCTTCATTTCGTGACCGCTTTTATAAATTGTCAAACCATCGGCGTTGAATGTATAGCCGGTAGTAGTTGTTACATGGTCGACCTCAAGGTCAGCGTTTTCTAACGACTCGACTCTGATATTTAACGCATTATTGGTTTGCTCTATCTGTGTGAGTTTGCCGTCAATGTCTTTGACGGTCGCCTCAATCTTATTATCGACAACTTTGAACATATCGTTGCCGTTTTTGTCGATAATGTGAATGTTGTTACCAACGATGATATCGCCGATAATTGTTTCAGCGTTGATACCATAAGCAGAGCTACCATCACCGAACAGCAATTCGCCGATAGCGACCTTACAGGTCTCCCAGGCATCGTCGGTAAACACGAGGTTACGACCAGTGATTTTCACCTGTTTCGGGTCATACGCGCCCGTGTCAAGCAAACGCCTGCCTGTATATCCAGAGCCGTCGATGATGACTTCCTCACTTGTAGAGGATAAGGCGTCGCTCATAGATAGATTTCTGGATGTTTGCAGCGCCTCTTTCATCGCATTGAACTCGCCATTTTTAATCGGATAGAGTATCTCTTTGATGTAGTTCAGCGTGTTTGCAGACTTGGTAATATCACCGAGCATATCGTCAAACAAAGACTTGGGGTCAAACTTATTAAACCTATTGCCGAATGTCATACTCAGCGTATGGTCGTCATAGTTAATGGTGATGTTCGATAAGAACAGCAACGCAATGTCGTTTGTGTCAAGCTCGACATTGATAAGACATCCTGTTTCAAGTTGCTCGCTCCATTGAGCAAACTCCTTAATGAAAACGAAGTTCTCGACATCGACACTGAATTCTTGTGTGGGCTGTGACACCCTCTCAAGACGCCCCTTGGCTCTGTCGTATAAAATCTTCATCTGCTCGAATTTCTCTTCGTAGGTCATTATGTCAGTGATAGTGACATACTCGTCTGTATAACTACCCTCGAAGATGTAGTGGCAAAGCTCGGTATATTCGGTTTCCGTGAAGTAATCTGTAATAGACAACTCACGATGGATTTTAGCGATATCGTCCTTATACATAACGATATACACATTGACCTTATCCAGCTCAGTCAGTACATTCTCCTGTTGACTCTCACACTCTGCAATAAGGTTATCGATGCCAGACAAAGTCTCTGCAATCTCCTCATAAACAGTAATAGGAGTACCGCCATTTTCAACGATGACCGTGTTATAGCTTCCAACCAAACCGGTATCTGCTTCTGCGACGATATTATCTCTGCAACGGTTATACATTTTGAGTTGTGCTGCAAACTTATCAAATTCCATTTGCAAATCAGCAGCCTTTGCAAGCTGTTCGTAATACTGCAAATTGAGTTTGTAGTATGCGTCCATCTTGCTATCAATGGCGTCCTGCCAGGCTTTGACTTTTTCGCCAAGACCGTCAGACATCCAGCTCAAGTAGTAGTCAAAGTTGTAAATGACATTCGTACCAAGCGGGTTGATAGCGGAGATAGTGACATTCTCATCGCCGAGTACGCTGATAGCCGTGTAGAGGTCGTCTGCGTTTTCGCTGATGTCGAGTGAGTTGATAAGGTCGTCCTTAGTGATATGGATGTTGGTTTGACGCACATAGTTATCTTGTGCATACACATTGATAGTGCGTTCAATACAATCAAATACGATGATGCACTCATACGCATCCTGCACATTCTCCAGAAGGAAGGCAAGGCAGTTCAACGAAGTATCAACATCCTCAAATGTACGCCACTTACCTGCGACAGTCTCATCCACATATCCAATAGTCCATAAAGGTAGCGTCTCAACGATAGTTTCGAGAATACCTTTATTGGTTTCGGTTTCGTCCGAGGTGAACTTATATGTGCCGTCTTCGATATAAGGAATCATCTTCTGTGCAATTTCTACATCGATAGATTGAGCCTTGATGTCCTTATAGTGCGTAGCACCGTCATAACCATCCTCAACGCCAGTTACCATAAAGAAACCGATATCCTCGACAAAGATAAGGCGTCGGTTTTGGATGGACTTATAGAGGCTATATGTATGAGCATTCTCTTCAGGGTCTTCTCGTGTTACACGATTGACGCGCAAGTTTAGCTCGGAAGTAGAGTTGAAATTGAACACAATTTCCTCTGCTTCGTGGTCGACCAAGATACCTACCACTTTGGAAAGGAGACCGTTGTTATACACACTGCCTGGGTTGCAAAGCGTAAACTTTGGAATCTCCAGATTTCGGAGGGTGCTGTATCTGACTATCATTTACATCATCCTCCTGGCAGAATATTCGATTTCGATGGAGTCAATATCACCCAGAACCATCAATTTATTCTCACCATCAAGCAGCCTGATGAAGTTCCTTTGATAGAACTTTTCGTAATACTGACCGCTGACATAGTTCAGCTCACCCTTCATAATGAGAGTTGCAAAAGCACCAATACCAACAAACTTCGTGAAGCGAGTGTTGTCGTCAGAGTTGTTTGCGATAGTGATATCACCGCCGGTGCTACCCATTTTGATGGTAACCTTGGGATAGATGTACTCGTCCAAATCTGTGTCGACATCGACCGTGATAATGGTACTTACATCGGCAGCGCCGTTGTTAACAGAGAAAGTCTTGACGGTGGCGTCCTGCCAGAACATACTGGAGTCGGCTTCGAGAGTAACCTTGTACCCAACCACACCGCCTTGATATTCCATCTTTTCGGGGTTGATAAGTCTGCAGTTTAGATAGTTACGAAGTCGCTTGCCGTCGACATACTCGTAGGTCTCACCGAACTCATCATCCGCGATATCGAGATATAACTTGCGATATGTACGATGGTTGAAAAGCCACTTCTCAATCTGTCTGCGCTCTACGGTTTCCAGTCGTCTGCCGTTCTCGGTCACAATCTCGATATCAAACGATATGGGAGAGTTGGTGTAGTCATCGTCAATCAGATAACGCTTCTTTGCGTTTCTGCTGAAAATTGTCACGCCTTCCTTGCTACCACCGAGTGCCGTCATTCTGCTTGTGTCAGCATTAGCGATAATTAAACTGTACTGTCGGGAAGAAATACCGCCGTACTCAAAGTGGGAACCATAAATATCAGCCATCTCATCACGCTCCTTTCTGTATAGATTTCATAGTAAAATTTTGGTACGGCTTACTTGTAGCCGTAAAGGGTGTACCATAACAAAG